ATTAATAGGATGGGTAGCAAGAGACTACATGATGAACTATCGAGAGATACCACGCCCACATCCAGAAATGTTTGATGAACTAGGCAACTTAGTTCCAGATGAAATTGTAGCATTCAGATTTGAAAACAATTATGACAACAGCGAAGAAGAAGACAACAACGACTAGGAAACCAAGAGTAGTTAAAGCAAAAGTAGCTGCTCCAATTCCAAATCTTCCCAAAAAACCTTTTGTATTTGAGGTATTAGATCTTGTATCAAAACAAAAGAGTAAGGCAAAGAAGGTTGAAGTTTTAAAGAAGTATGATGAGTTCCATCTTAGATCTCTTTTCTTATGGAATTTTGATACTACAATTGAATCTGCTCTTCCAGATGGGGAAGTTCCTTATCAATCATATGATGATCAGAATACTTACAGTGGAACTTTAACCACAAAGATGCAGGAAGATATACGTTCTATGCATGAGACTGGTTCATTCTCTATGGGTGTATCAGATACTCAAGGTAGAACAACTATAAGAAGAGAGATTAAGAATTTTTATCACTTCGTGAAAGGTGGTAATGATGGTATGAATAATATGCGTAGAGAATCTATGTTTATTAATATACTTCAGGGACTTCATCCATTAGAAGCAGAGATTGTTTGTTTGGTTAAGGATGGTAAACTATCTGATAAGTATAATATCACAAGAGAGATTGTAGAAGAAGCATATCCAGATATTTTATGGAGAGATAAGGCATGACGCTATCAAGACAAGTAGAAGAATCTCTTAGAGAATCTCAAGAGTGTTTAAGAAATGCTTTAGCATTTTCTGCACGTAGTGAGAAACCATACATCAGTAAACATATTGCTTCTTTCTTATCAGATATTGATAATCTTATTGATGCTCATGATTTAATAGATAGAGTGCAAAATGAACTTAACAAACATGAGGATGATAGATGACTGCCACACCAGAGTTAAAGAAACCTGAAAGGAAAAAAGTTATATGGACAAAGGAAGAAAAGGATACTTTGAAAGAAAGGTATGGTTCTGAAATTATTATAGAGGATGGATCTTCTGAAGATGTTTATACAACAAATGCACCTAGTGATGCATATGTTGTAAAGTATTTGTATGAAGATAAAGTTTGTCTTGATTTAACAAGAGGTACACGGATAACTTTGTTTGATATGTACTGGGATAAGTTTAAATCTAATCTAAAGTCTATTGATTATGGTAGAGGCACAGTAAAACCTAACCTATGGGGTTACTCAGCACCAACCAAAAAGAAAAAGCGAAAGTAGTTTCAAATATATCGCAAAAAAAATCGCCACAATTTTTTCGTCTGTGAGGATTTGTAACAATTTTGTAACCCTACTTGCATATATACTATACATGTGTTAGTATTAACACAATCGTTCATCCCCATAGGGGACGCAAGTAAGCCGACTCGGAACGGATACGTTCATTCTCATGGAACTACTTCTCGCCACATTATTATCATGCGAAAGTGCCCAGAGTGTTATCGACAACATCAAATTCTCAACTCCTAACAGAGATGAGTTAGTTGAAGTAATACAAATGAGTACTGAGAAGGGATGCTTTGAGGACGCAAAAGCCGACTGAAGGAACGGGGCTAAAAATCCCTACTACTTTGGAGAAAGCCAATGGCAAAAGTCACTTATCGTGGAGTCGTATACGACTCTGAAGAGTACAACAAGAAAGTACTCGATGAAGCAAAGCACAACAGAAACTTCGATCTTATGTATCGTGGTGTCAAAGTTTCAAAGAAACTAGTTGCTGTGTAAGTTTCATTGCATAGATTTTAGGAGGGTTGTTACCCTCCTTTTTTTGTGCTATACTATATAAAATTAAAATTTCTCATGGATAGAGACAAATTAAAACTAATTATTCGTAATATGGAATTATTAGTTGATTCTCTTAAGGCAGAGGTGTATTCTGATGTAGATGCTTATAAGCATTCAAAGGCATTTGATACTCCACTGACTAACTACGATGAACTTTATGATGATGATGACGGTTATGCAGACTAGAGCACAACGACTTGTTAAAATGCTTGAAAGATTACTCAAGCAAGAACATCTCTATACTGATGAACAAATTAAGACTATGAAGAAGCAACTAAGAGTTGTTAAAGAAGAACTTGCTGCAGCAAAGGCAGAAAATTCAAAAGGGTTTGGTAAATGAACGTAAAACTTGTTACTGTTACTCCTGAAGCGGAGCAACTCATGGCATATGTTGCCAGAGTATCTAATCCATCTAATCAGGACAATGAAAAGTATGCAGGACTATTAAAGTACTGTATCAAACATAATCATTGGAGTGTCTTTGAACAATCTTCGATGACACTAGAGATTGAGACTACTCGTGCTATTGCTGCACAGATATTAAGACATAGGAGTTTTACATTCCAAGAGTTCTCTCAAAGGTATGCTGCTAGTACTGCATTAGGTAAGATTGATTTGCCAGAGTTACGTAGACAAGATCTAAAGAATCGTCAGAATTCTACTGATGATTTGGATCCTAATATGGTAGAGACATTAAACAAGCAGATGGAAACATTGTTCAGTTCTGCAACTGCATTGTATAATCAGATGCTAGAAGATGGTGTTGCTAAAGAGTGTGCTAGAATGGTACTACCACTTTGCACTCCTACCAGAATCTACATGACTGGTTCATGTCGTTCTTGGATACACTATATCAATCTACGTTCTGCACATGGTACACAGAAGGAACACATGGAGATTGCAGAAGCATGTAGGAAAGTGTTTACCGAACAGTTCCCTTCTGTGTCTGAGGCTCTAGAGTGGTAATTATAATTGATGATGTTATCTCAAATTTAGATTCAATTAAGGAGAATATTTCAACTATTCTCAAAGAAAAAGAGGTTGATATAGATTGGTGTTCATTTGAATATGAACATGAATTTAAAGATTTTTGTTTGCAGATGATTGATATAGCATCAAAATATTATGATTTATCATCTTGTATGGGATATGAGTTCTGGACACATGATAATACAAGACCACCAGGGGGATGGCATTATGATAAAGATGAAATTTTATTTAAGAAGAATGGAACTTATGATTATCCATTATGTTCAATGGTATATTATCCAGTGATTCAAGATCTTGAAGGTGGACAATTACATTTGGAATATGATATAATAACACCAAAGGAAAATAGGTTGGTTATTTTTCCACCAAAAACATATCATTATGTTCAACCTTTTAAAGGTAATAGAATTTCTCTCTTAGTTAATCCTTGGAGTAAAATAATATAACCTTTATAGTGGGTCTAAATAAAATTACATTACTTAATTATTATGGCAACATATCCTGTTAGAAATAAAGAAACTGGTGAAACGAAAGAAGTTGTGATGAGTGTTCATGATTGGGATAAATGGAAAGAAGATAACCCAGATTGGAGTAGAGATTTTTCAGATCCAAGTACATGTCCTGGTGTAGGTGAAGTTGGAGAGTGGAGAAATAAACTTATTAAATCTAAACCTGGATGGAATGAAGTACTTGATAGAGCATCAAGACAACCAGGAGCTACGGTTAAAAAAATCTAATGCCAAGAAAAAAGAAAGCAGAACAACCGATTGGGGTTGGATTGACGACGAAACAAATGAAGAGGAAGAAACCTCTGAGTGCAGGTTATCTTCTTGATATAGAACCAATCACTGATAATCAGAGAATTTTATTTGAATCTTATAAAGCAAATAAACATCTCATTGCATATGGTGCTGCTGGTACAGGTAAAACTTTTGTTACCTTATATAATGCACTTAAAGATGTATTGGATGAGAGTTCTTCTTATGAGAGGATTTATATTGTACGTTCATTAGTTGCTACTAGAGAAATAGGATTTCTTCCTGGTGATTATGAAGATAAGTCAGACATATATCAAGTACCATACAAACATATGGTGAAGTACATGTTTCAGATGTCATCTGATGCAGATTTTGAAATGCTATATGGAAACTTAAAGTCACAGGATACTATTAAGTTTTGGAGCACTTCATTCTTAAGGGGTACTACATTAGACAATGCTATTGTTATTGTTGATGAGTTCCAGAATTTAAATTTCCATGAACTTGATAGTATTATTACAAGGGTTGGAGAGAATAGTAAGATAATGTTTTGTGGTGATGCTAGTCAGACTGATCTACAAAAAACAAACGATAGAAATGGTATCGTAGACTTCATGAACATCTTGCGTAAAATGCCATCCTTTGATATAATAGAGTTTGGTATTGATGATATAGTTCGTTCAGGATTAGTCAAAGAATACATTGTTGCTAAACTAGAGTCAGGTTTATAATATGCAGGTTTTTACTGGTTATGAACATGGAAAAAAGTTAAACTTTAATTACTTAAAGACTAAACCATTTCCAAATATAGTTTTAGATAATTTTCTCAATAACACTATAGCAATGAAGTGTTTTGAGGAGTTAAAATCTACAGACTATTGGCAAACTGAAGATTCTACTAATGAATACATGAAACCACATCAAGTGAGTAAATGGTTTACTCCTTGGGATAATGTTAGTTTAGAAAATCTTAAACTTGTAACTCCTACTGTTTATAATACATTACAGTATTTTAATTCTAAATTATTTCTTTCATATCTTGAAGATTTAACTGGTATTAAAGGGCTAATGGGAGATCCTGGTTTCTCAGGTGGTGGGGCACATAAGATTAGAACAGGTGGTAAGTTATCATTGCATGTTGACTTTAATATACATTCCGAAACAAAGTATTTTAGAGTTCTTAATCTACTTCTTTATCTGAATCCTCAATGGGAGAAGGAATGGGAAGGTGCATTAGAGTTGTGGGATTTGGATAATAAGAAACTTTCTGATAAGATATATCCTATCTTTAATAGAGCAGTTATCTTTACCTTGTCTGATAAATCAGTTCATGGACATCCTGTTCCTTTGAAAACACCAGAGGGAATTGAAAGATATTCCTTGGCACTTTATTATTACATTGAAGAACCCAACCAAGAATATTATGAAAGGAACTCAGTCGTTTGGCATGAACTTTAAACATGTTGATTTAGATCTTCAACCTCTTGAAAGAGAGCATGTTGATGGTGTTAGGTATTATAAAGTACCTGATGAAGAAGAACTTATTAAGATGGTTTCTATCACTTCGGTGACGAGTCATTTTAATAAGGAAATCTTTATTAACTGGAGAAAGAAAGTTGGTAATGAGACAGCAGATAAAATCACGAAAGCGGCTACAACCCGTGGGACTGATATGCATACTCTGACTGAACACTACTTAAAGAATGATGAGGAACTACCTACAGTTCCACCTATATCTGAGTTCTTATTTAAGATTGCTAAACCTAAACTCAACCTCATAAATAATATATACGCTCTGGAAGGACCGCTATATAGTAGGCAATTAGGTGTTGCTGGAACCGTTGATTGTATTGCAGAATATGATGGCGAGTTAGCGATAATCGATTTTAAAACATCAAAGAAACCTAAACCAAGGGAATGGATTGAACATTATTTTGTTCAAGCAATGGCATATGGTTGTATGCTATATGAAATGAAAAACATTTCTATTAAAAAATTAGTCATTATAATGGCATGTGAAAACGGAGAATGCGTAGTCTATGAAGAAAATGACAAAGCAAAGTACATCAAGCTCCTTGGAGAGTACATTAGGAAATTTGTTGGAGATAAACTGGAGCTCTATGGAACCGACTAAAGAATTAGAACAAGCAATAGAGAGTAAGTTTTTAACTCCTCAGAAGTTTGCTATGGAAATTGAAAAGATTGTAGCAAATGATGAACTTAATTACATTGATGCCATCTTACACTATTGCGAAAAGAACAATCTTGAGGTAGAATCAATAACGAAACTTATATCAAAACCTTTGAAGGAAAGATTGAAGTGGGATGCTACCCGTCTTAACTTTATGAAGAGAACTTCGAGGGCGAAACTTCCTATTTAATGAAGGTGACACCGTTCGAAACCTATCAAACTTATCTCTCAATGAAAAGTCATTTTACTAATCGTAAGTATGACTTTTTTAAGTATGGTGGTAAGTCTCGTGCTACTATGGCATCCTTTAATAAAAGAAAGGATAAGTATTGGTTCGAGAAAACTTCTAGAAAATACTCTGATAAAGAGGTACTTGATTTTCTATTATCTAATTTTGTATCTACAAACAACCC